TAATTTGGCGCTAGGTTCGTTCTCCTACCTAGCGCCATATTTAAGGAGATTTATGAAAATAAAATTAAATACAGCAGTTGGCATCAAGGGCAAATCCCATTCCAAAGGCACGATAGTAGAAGTTAATAACGATATGGCGGCGGCATTGATACTTTCAAACAAGGGTGTTGAGGTTAAAGCAACTGCGGCAAAAAAGAAGAAGTAATGTTTGTTGAAGATTTTAGCGAATTTTTTATTGAGAGTGAAATGGCCACTAACGCCACGATTGGTTCTTCCATCGTCGCTGGCATATTTGACAATCAGTTCGTTGAGGTCAGTGGTATAGAGGGAGTAAGACCGGTATTCACTTGTGCGGCCGCAGATGTTGTTGATTTGTCGTTTGAGAAAACGATCAAGATTAATGACACAACGTACAAGGTTGCCGGCGTTCAACCTGACGGCACTGGACTAACCAGTTTGGTTTTGGAAAAACAATAGAATTATGGCGCACGCGAGGCAACAAATTAGGGATCAGTTGATGACCACATTAACAGGGTTAACGACAACCGGCTCTCGCGTTTACAACTCAAGGGTATATGACCACGATTCTCTGCCCTGCTTAACGGTCTATACGTTAAGTGAGGAGTTGGGTGAGGAAAGCGCCAACAAACAGTTTAGATTACTAAGCGTTATGGTTGAGGTACGCGCAAAGGCGGCGGCCGATCTGGAGGACACTTTGGACACCATAGGCGCGGAAGTTGAAGATGCCATTTTTAGTGGTGGCGATACTACGCTAAGTGGCAAGTGTAAGGATTTTGATTACGAGGGTTTGGATATAGAACTCTCTGGCGAGGCTGAACAGCCATTTGGTCTTATGACAATGCGCTTTTTAGCGATTTATCGCGTCGATAAGGCCGACGTGGAAACTTTAATAGCATAAGGGGGTAACTATGCCAAAAATGTACAAAAAAGGATCTGAGGCGGTTGTGGTGCATCCATCACAAATTGAAAACGCTAAGACGAGAGGATGGTCGCTCGAAAACCCAGACCAAGAAACAAAAACTAAACCTAAAAGTAAAGGAGTAAAAAATGGCAACACATAATGGAAGTGAAGGTCTTGTGCATATCGGCACTGATGCAGTAGGCGAATTAAAATCCTGGTCTGTTACAGAAAACGCGACCATGATTGATACAACAGTGCTGAGTGACACCGCTCAAACATTCAGCGCCGGCTCGACAAGTTGGTCTGGTAATTGTGAGGCGTTCTTGGACGAGGCTGACACCGCGCAAACAGCACTAACATCTGGCGCATCGGTGACGCTTAAATTCTATTTTGAAGGTCTTGCAAGTACAGATAAATATTACACAGGAACGGCGCTGGTTGAGTCGATAGATCGTAGCGGCGCAACAGATGATATTGTGAATGTTAGTTTTTCATTTAGAGGTACTGGAGCGCTAACACTAGCAACAGTGTCATAAGATGAGTATTAAAGATAACGCCAAAGACCAGTTTAAGGCCAAATTATCGGGCGAGTTAAACTCGATAGACGTGCCGGAATGGGGTGGCAAAATCTACTTTAAAAATGCCATCACCGGCAAAAAACAAGGTCAGATTATGAGCCTTTATGAAAAGGGCAAGATAGTCGATAGTGTTTGTATGTCGCTTATTATGAGGGCGCTGGACAAGGACGGCAATCCAATCTGGCGGCCAAGTGAGTTACAAGAGTTAATGCGCGAGTATGACCTTGATGTGATTAGTCGCTTAGTTGAGCAGATTGCTGATATTGAGCCGACGGTGGACGATGCAAAAAAGCAATAAGGGCAGACCACGACCTGCACTTTTATTTGCAGTTGGGCGAACATCTGCACAAGTCGTTGGACGAGGTGATGGATCTGTCCACAGTTGAGATCGTAACTTGGGCGGCTTATTTTGAAATAAAGAGGAATAGTTAACATGGCTACTGCGGCAACAGCAAAGTATGAGATAAGGCTTGAAAATAAAACCAAGCGCGCATTTAAAGCCATTGGACGCTCGCTTAAAAAAGTAACGCGCGCAATCTTCTCAATGAAAGCCGGCTTTATCTCGGCGGCTGGCATTGCTGGTCTTGGTTATTTAATCAAGCGCTCGATGGATGCAACGGACGAGATGGCAAAAATGTCACGCGCCGTTGGTGTCAGCGTCGAAGAATTGCAATCACTCAGGCACGCCGCCGCATTGGGTGGTCTTGAAGCCAAGCAACTGGATAAGGCGGTGCAAAAGTTGGCCATTAATATGGCCGATATGGCACGCGGAGTTGGTCTTGCTAAAGATGTATTTGAAAAGCACAACATAAGCGTTAAAAATGCTGATGGTTCATTGCGAACCGTTATGGAAGTTATGGCGGATGTTGCTGATGTTACTGCTGGCATGACTAACGCAACCGAGAAAGCAGATCTGGCTTACAAGTTATTTGGCGCTCGTGGTGCAAAAATGATAAATATGCTCAGTGGCGGTAGTGAGGCTATGCACGAGGCCATGCTTGAGGCGGAAAAATTAGGTTTAGTGATGAGTGCAGAAACCGCCAAAGGGGTTGAAGATGCCAACGATTCGATAACGCGCCTGAAAGGTTATTTGACGTCAACATTTACAAGGGCAGTTGCCGCAGTTGCGCCTGTAATTAGAACTGTAACTGATGCCATGCAAGATTGGATTACGATGAAGTTAGATAGTACCGAAGGTGGCATGGGCGCAATTGCCGAATCAATAGCAAACCAAATAGTGATAGCGAGCATAACAATTTTACAATCCTTTGAAAATATGGCTAATGGTTTGATTAGATGGAAAAACAAGATAGCGGAAACGTTTAATATGCAGTCGGAAATAGACCAATTGGCTGAGGATATAAGGGATGCAAACCTTGAATTAAACGCCTACATAATGGGTGCGCCTTTCGATCTTGAAAAAATGAAATCAAGGTTTAAATTGTATGGACTTATAGCCAAAGATACTCTTAAAGATATTTTTACATTTGGCTTTAGTGACAGTGAGAAAGAAAACCAAGCGGCAATGTTTGCCGGTATTCAACAAATGGAAGAAAGGTTTAAAAAACTTGAAGAACAAGGCGAAAGAACAACGCAGAAAATAGATTTTAGCAATATTATTCGGCAACTCAACGAACTAAAAACGATGTTTGTAACTACCGATATTGAAGGTGAAATGAATGATGGTTCAGCGGCAGTCGTAAATCTAGATAAATCATATAAAGACTTAAACACTACGCTGAGTGAAACGGCTGTTGCCTATGACTTAATAGGTGAACACATGGATAAGAATTTAGCGGAAAGTCACAGTTATTTTGATTCTCTGAAAGCAGGTTTTAAGTCTTATGCTGATAGTGTTAAAAAAGGCACACTATCAATTGCAAGCATTACCGGTAAGTTTATGCAAGGCGCTGAAGATGCAATAGTCAATATGATTATGGGCGTTAAGACCAGTTGGAAGGATTTATTTAGAGCAATTATGGCGGATATTGTCCGCATCCAAGTACGTAAAGCACTGGTTGCTGGTTTAGGTTTTTTGGGTTTTGCCGGCGGCGGCAGGCCGCCAGTAGGCAGGCCAAGTATTGTCGGCGAGCGCGGTGCTGAATTGTTTGTGCCTGATAGCGCTGGCACTATTATTCCAAACGACCAGTTGGGCGGCACTAATAACACTAAAGCTGAAATCAACTTTAACGTGCAGGCAATTGACGCCAGTTCCTTTAACAGTTATTTAGTTAATAACCGCGACACCATCGAGTCCATTATCAACACTTCGTTGTTGCAGAACGGATCGGTACGCCGCACAATACAAATGACGGCCTAATGAATAATATAACGACAACAATCATGGCCAACCACAACAACGTAAAAGTTGAGGAGTGGGTAAAGCAGGGCAATGCGATTGAGTTTAATAATGGCAACAACCAGCGCATTATAAGAAACAGCATACCGGCTTTGGAAATGGATATTAGTTATAACGGCCTAACTAAAACCCAGTTCGATGCACTGGTTACAGTTTATGAAGCCAACCACGCCAGTACGGTAATTATTGATGCTGATGACATCCACGATCTACGCGACACTGCAATCCATCTTAACGCGAGTGTTTGGGTGTTTAAAGAGTTTAAATTCAGCGTTGTTGCTCCAGCGGTTTATAGTGGACATATTAAATTACTTACTTCCGTTTTTTTCAACTACACGAAGTATCAAGATGAGTTCTCACAAAGTTCTAGTTACTCACCAGTAACTTCAAGCGATACATCCTTTACAACGGTGCTAAATTCAGCTGAACCACATAAGGTTGAGTATGAATATATTTCCAATTCACTATTCTCAGCCATCGGTCAATCAGCAAGGCATATAGCCGATAAAGCCGGCTTGCGTAAAGTGTGGCAGTTAAGTTGGCATTTAAGTGAAAGTGATTTTTTAACCCTGCTTACTTACTACCGCAAAAAGGGCGGCATGATGGGTGAGTTTGGGATGCCGCCGGAGGGTGCAAACGGTCTGGGTAGCGGCACTAAAACCAATGCTATGTTTATGCAAGATAGTTTTAAATTTGAAAGGCTTTTAGATAACCGTTATGTCTGCAAAGCAAAAATTGTGGAGTTGTTATGAGTAAGACAATAACAACCAATGTTCGCAATGATGATGCAATGGGGATGATTCATTTGTTTGAGTTTGATATGTACACGTTGGCCGGTGTATTTGATGAAACATTGCGGTTTACCGACCACGATGTTTTTGTCTATGACGGCAGTAATGAGTACACGCCGCTTAACATAACCTTTGACCGCCTCAGTGAAGATTTTACGATGGCCAGTGATAGCATTAACGTCACCATAGACAACATCAACGAGGCGCTTACAACAGAGGCGCTTGGCAGTGAGTGGCGTAACAACCGCGCTAAGATCAGCAGGGTTTTAATAACGCCGCCAAGTGAAACTATTGATAGTGAAACTTATGAGTTTGGTATCAGCGAGAACTCCACAGCGGCCTATCCGCGCTTGGAAATCTCTGGC